TGCCCATCGCCCATCTGCAACCATTCCCGCCGCAAGTACTTCGAATGCGTCAATAACGCGAAGAGCATCAGTTCGGGTAAGTTCGGGAAGATCGGCCTGGGCAATGGAGGAGATACCGGAGTCAGAAAGTCCGTCAAACCACTGGTAAGGCCTGGCGGTGTCCGGGTGGACGGCGTAGGCGACCCACTGCTGCCCGTCACCGAGGATTTCGACCTTGTGTTCGTGTTTGCCATCGGTGTACACCTTCGAGGTAAGTTTCCGGAACGGTTCATCGCTCCGGAACGGAATCAGGAATTTGGGCGCCAGACCCGTGCGCATGAGAAGCGAATGCCCGGCGAAGATCTCATCCACCACGTCGGCCATCTGCCCGGCTACTTCCTCGTCGAGCACATCAACGTCAATAGCGGGCGTGTTGCGCGCATTGATGCCGGCGCCGTGACTCGCGCGGCCGTTGCTGGTCCATGCGGCCACGTCTGCCGCGGTGGTCTCATGGCGTGTCCAGTCTTTCAGGTCGGGGCGCTTGGTGCCGGGCCGGATCGGCAGCACCGTATAGCCCAGCTCCACGAGGTGAACCCCGTGTTCTTTTAGGTACTGGGGCATTACGCCTCCGCTTTTTCTTGCTTGGAATCGATATAGGCGTGAATTTCAGCGGCTTTCCAGAACACGCGGGAGCCAATGCGAACCGGCTTCGGAAAGTCAGGTTCCTGCATCATGAGGTACAGGGTGGAGCGGGCAACAGGTATAAGCGCCAGAACATCGGCGATAGGGATTAACATCAGGTTCTCCTTCGGATAGTATCGGACATACTACCCCCGAATCCCAAACCACACAATAGAAAAAGCCCGCTCGAAAGCGGGCCCAAGACAACGAAGGAGACAGGTGGAGTGTATCAGGGTTGCGCTGCCTGAGGGACCAAAACGACAATACGCGATTCCAGATACCCTGCTTCGACCTTGCGGTCAAAGGTGGCTTTGTCGACATCCCACCAGCAGGTGCCCGCAGCGGTACGTGAACCGACCTGCCAGATTGGTACTCCATCCGCCCTCGCCTCAAACCGTGCCCGCTTATCGCTACCTTCGTTCATTTGAATCTCCATTTAAGTTCAACCATGTCCGCACCCTTCCACACGGCCGGTACCTTGCTGTTCGACGGCAGTATGAAGTGACGATACCCCACGGAAATGCGCCCGTTGCCTATGGACGCGCCTACCACGCCGCCCGGCTCGATGTGGCGCGGCGCAGGTACGTACAGCGTGCGCGTTGCCATGCCGGGCTGGTTCGACCAGTTGGTGACAGTCTCGCTGAAAGAAGCGATGTACGGGAAAACGCCAGCCTCGACGCCGAACCGCAAGCCGTGACTCCAGACGTAAGGCTCGACAGTCAGCGCGATACCCTGCGCCATCCCTGAGCCCATGAAGTCAGCCAGTGGCACGGAAGTGTTCGTGATGCTGTGCGTCGCCTGGCTGTAGAACGCATCGACCGGTGTGCAATCGCACTGGCTGGCGACATGCCCCAGGTTCACATAATCTGCATGCCAGTCGACGCCCCACGAGCCGCGCGTAACGATCGGCCCGGTGACGCCCGCCGATCCGGATAGCGAGAGCAGATCCAGGTGGTGCTCCGCCCCTTCCTGATACCAGGTGTTGTCTGGTTGCGATGAGAAGCGCGTTGCACCGATTGACGCTTCGTAGTCAAACCAGCTCGCGTGCGCAAGAAGCGGCGCGCACAGCAGAACCCCGAGAAGTTTTTTCATTTCTTGTCCTTGAGATACTCCCAAAACGGAACTTTTTCGCCGCCCACCTTGAAGCCCCACACGCCGCGAAACTTGCCCGTAACGAATAGTGTCCAGACTCCGCCACATGCAATTTCCGTAATACGGTGGTACTCACCGAAACTCAGGCGCGCGGTTTCACCGGCGCTCCTCACAATGCGTTTGCCGTCTTCCCTTATTTCTTCATACCACCCCGAGAGAATGAAGGTCCGCGCATTCCACGGATGGTCGTGCAAATCGTTGTCTTCGTCGGGGCGACGGATAAAGTGAATACGCGCGCTGATCGGAAACCACGCGTGCTTCGTTTTTCGGCTTACGTTGTCGTAAGGGTTAAAGAGCCAGTAGCGCTCCATGTAGGTGTTGCCGTCCTTCACGATATGGAGATAGGGGGTACGTTTCGAGCGTGCGATAAGCCAGCTCGCAAGCCAAGGTTGCGCCAGAAGTTTTGCGATCAGTCTCATCGCCTCACCGTCATGCAAAGCGCTTCAAAGGAATGGAGATCCCTGTCGTAATCCGTCAGGTTCTCCGCGAGCCGCAGGTTGCGATAGGCAGGCGGCACGATGTTTTCCGGCTCGTCCTGCGACCACACGAGCCGGTAGCACGTCTCGCCGTGATCCCGGACGCGGTCTATGAGCCCCTCCGCAGCAGCCAGTTCCAGAAAGTGACGGATCGTCGTACCACGCGTTCCGAACCGCGTAGCCAGGTTACTGACCTGATAGTTCTTCCCGGGCTTCAGCGCGGACACGATACCTTCAACGCTCAGCACTTTCAGTCTGCGGTTTGCGCTCATCGCGTTTCTCCAGTTCATTAATCGCTTCGGTCAGAAGCTCCGCCAGCGCAGGGTCCTTACGCTGGTCGCAGGCTATCGCGGCGTTGCGCAGCCGCAGTATCAGGAATTCTTTCACTCGCAACTCCCTTCCTTGTAGAATCTGCATTTCGAACACGTTTCGCACAGATCGCCGCGTTGCACATCGGGAAGCGGCGTATGACGCTTGCGCCGGTTGATCCGCCTGATGCCGTCCTCGATCTTCGCCCCCATCGCAGCAGACGCGTTCCGGTACCCCTGCTGGATGTGGTAAAGCGTGATCAGCTTGGTTCCGGCCTTGATCGCCAGTTCCTTCTTTTCGTCCACGGTGGCTTCGGCCATCCAGGTCTTGAACTTTGCGATGCTCATTCTGCCGCCCGCGGTGCGTTGCGCAGCAATTCGAGAAGCGTTTCGGCTTCCCATTTGAAATGGTCCGACCGCGCCGACCGCGCCGCCGACCGCGCCGCCGCCCACGCCGACTCCGCCGCCCACGCCGCCGCCGACCGCGCCGACCGCGCCGACCGCGCCGACCGCGCCGCCGACTCCGCCGACTCCGCCGCCCACGCCGCCCACGCCGCCGCCGACTCCGCCGCCCACGCCGCCGCCGCCGACTCCGCCGCCCACGCCGCCGCCGACTCCGCCGACTCCGCCGACTCCTCAGCACTCCCGGCGATTTGTGATTCGCAGTACGCGATTACCTGGTTGATAGCATCAACGCATTGTCTTGCGTAGGGCTCCGGGTTTTCGAGAAGGCGGTCCCTGTTACGCGTGTGACGCTTGACCGCCAGCTGCCAGCGCACTTTCCCGACATCTGAACCGGTCTGCACCGCTTCCAGAAAGTCAACGGCGAACCGCTGCGCATCAACCGGCGGCAGGCCTTCGAAGATCCGGTCTTCGAGACGCGCGAGCCATTGCGGCAAACCGAGTTCCGTCTCGTAAGCCTCATGGCTGTAGCTGTTCAATGTGCAGCCAACCGCGCACCCGTGACCGTTTTCCCAACCCGTGCCCTGGATGAGCTCATCGGCTTCGTGGTGCGCCTTGAGGCGTGCGAGGTACTTCTCCTTGATGGCAGGATCGCCGTGAAATGCTTTCATGATTTCTCCTTCGGTTAAAGTGACTGCACTATAGCACCTGTAAATAAATATAGCAAATGCGAAAAACGCTTGACAGGAAAAATTCGCGCGCCTAAATTACATCTCCAGTGAACTAGGAAATGCAAAGATGCTTGACCTCGGAACCGTAAAGAAATTTTTGAGCTGCGACGCGGATGCGGGAATTCTGCGCTGGAAGGTCGCGCCATGCAACAGGGTTCAGGTAGGGGATTCCGCCGGCTGCCTAGCAGCGAACGGGTATGTGCTTATCCGACTTAAAAACAAGCTACTTAAGGCGCACCGTGTTGTCTGGGCGCTGCACTTTGGGAAGTGGCCGAAAGAAGACATCGACCACATCAACGGTAATAAGTCAGATAACCGGCTAGCGAACTTGAGAGAAGTAGACCGAAGCACAAACAACGAAAACCAGAGAGGTCCGGGCAATGCCAATAAAACAGGCTTTCTGGGCGTCTATTTCAACAATCAGAAGCAAAAGTACCAAGCAGCGATATATGTGAAAGGAGTAAAGAAGCATCTTGGGTTCTTCGATGCGCCGGAAGAAGGGCATCAAGCGTACTTAAAAGCGAAACGAGTGCTGCACGCAGGGAACACACTTTAACCGAAGGAGAAAACGCAATGCTGGAACAAGACATTCAGGAATTGACCGCCGCCGTTAAGGCTCTCATAGCCGCGATTGGCGGTATGCAGGCGCCGGGGCCAATTGTCACCAAAGAAGTCAAAGAAGACATGACAGCGCACGACATCAAGGTCGCTGAAGACCCAAACGTCGAACCCGAGCCGACGAAATCCGAAGACACTTTGGGTACTTCGCAGACTTCCGCGCCCGAATCAAGGCCGGTGAGCTATGACGATGTGAAGCGCGCCACTAACGCCGTTTCGAAGATCAGCCGCGAGAAGGCAATCGCAGGACTCGCGCGTTTCGGCGTTTCGTCGGCCACGAAGCTGACCGAGCAGCAGTGGCCGGGATACGTCGATTACATGACGAAAGTTGCGGCCGGCGAAATCGATCCGGAGGCTTCCCATGAGTGAGGAGTACCACGCACTCGCCAGCCCATCGAAGTCCGCGATGTTCCTCGCCTGCGCCAACTCGCTCGCCATGAACGAAGGCCAGCCGGAAGGCGACATGAAAGCGGCAGACCTTGGTACGGACAAGCACGAACTTCTGACCTTGTGTCTGCAATTCGGAAAGCAGGCGATGGATTATGCCGATCACCTGCTAGGGAAGGGGCATCGCGTTACGAAGGAGCTTGCCGCCGATGTGCAAACTGTCATCGATAACGTGCGCGAGCGCATTCGCGGTTACCAACTTCAGGGTTGCACGGTCGCTGTCGAACTTGAGCAGGACCTGCCGATTGAACACATCACGGGCGAGATGGGCGCCACCGGCCGTGGTGACGTGCTCCTTATCGTGACGTGGCCTGATCGTCACAGCAGCCTTGATGTGATCGATGCGAAGTTCGGCTATCAGGATGTCGAACCGGATTGCCCGCAACTCATGATGTACGGCTCGGGCGGCCTGGAGAAGTTCGGACTCACTGAGGATTTCACCGAGGTCAATCTCGTGATCGAGCAGCCGCTGCGCGGTTTCAAGCCCGACTACGTAACGACGCCAGCCGCGATCAACGAGTGGGTGGAATGGGCCTCGCCTCGCGCCGCCAAAGCCCTCATGATTCACAGGGTGCGAGGCGAAC